CAGGACCGCTGTTCCCAGCACGTCCGTCGGAGTTTCCCTCACGTGGGATTTGGGCTTTACACCACATCAGGAAAAGTCATGGGCGTCGACCTGAGCGACATCAGGTACGGGCTTCTGTCCGGGCGAGCAAACGCTTAATAAGTCTATGCGCCAGTTGCTTGGAGAGGCAGTGGGCGTAGAAAATTTACAAATTTTCTGCCTAGATCAGTTGTGGTCTGTCTCCACACTCCGCGCCAGGAGTTACGCAAGAAAAGGCGCCGTACGCTACCGCGAAGGGGGCCCCGGGGCGGGGTGAAGCCTCCACTGGTTGATGGTCCCACAGACCACAAACTTTTTCTATGATCACGACCATGCCATCAATCGAAAGCGCCTTGATCGTAGTTAAAGTTGTCCCACCTACAGAGTTTGTGCAGCTGTTTGTGGACTGGGTGTTGCTCCTGGACGCGTCGTTGAGAACCATTTTCTGGTGGTTCTGGATTGCGCTGTTGGAAATGCTCCTGAACTTCTTTGGCCTTCTTGGCCAGCAGGGTGTCACTTGGTTCGAGTTTTCCCCTTGGGTCTTCTACCTGTTCTGGTTGCCTTCTATGGTTGCCAGGTACAGTGTGTGGGTCCAGTGGTTGGGTGCTTGGGTCATGTGGTTTCTTGGGAAGTTTTGGGAGTTGGCCGTCGGGCGTACGACTCTAGGTTGGTTACTAGAGTTGGCGGCCGCATGGTACTACAGGGGAACGCTTGCACCGCCGCCAGTGCTTCGGGCGGATGTGCCCCCTCGTCTTTCTTTGGACAGGGGGGAGAACAGGTCGCATATTCTTGGCATGGAATTTGCGGACGAAGCGAATGTTGTGCATGCCAGCACATCGGCGGGCGGGTTAACACCTTCCCGGCATCGCAAGCGATCAGTCTGGACCAACAGACTGCAAGCTTACTTGGGCGGCCGCGGTGGAACCGTGGGCAGGCTCGTAACTAGGCGGTGGGTTCCAGACCTCCCTAGTTCCGAGCTTCCCGGTCCTGCCAACGCACTTCTGAGTTTGCTTGATTGCGAAGCGAAACTCCTTGGTGGAGGAGTGATGCCAACTACTGCGGACGAGCACGAGGTTTTCCTCGTCGTAGAGACGATGAAGGGCAGACTTGTCATCTGCCCTGAGTTGCTCGCTTCGCTAACCCTCTACGCGTGCTTTCGCCCACGCACCCAAGAGCTCCTCGCGGGACTTCGGTCTCGCGCGCGCGAGTGGTTTTCAAAGAAAGAGATCCCCGCTTCGGCAGCGGTGTTTGCGCTACCTGACACGGTAGTTGCCTCTTTCTGGGAGACTGCCCCTGAGCGCTTGGCCCGTGAGCGTTTGGATGTTGGTGAGGATCCACCCTCTCTTTAGGGAGGCCCGGTCAGAATTCCAGGGTTGTGTTGGGGGACTCCACCCCCGATTGCAACCGGTGTCCTAGACACGCGGAAGGTCGACTGGGCTTCTTGTTCAGAGAGTAAAAGGGAGATGTGGACGGCTTACAGAGCGCCTTTGCAAGGGGCTTTTGTGCCAGTCTGTAACCGTCCATGTCCGCACAACGAGGTGACCGCACTTGCAATGCGGTCAATGGGGGAGGTTCCTGCCCAAGTTTTTGGGCCTGTGTCTGCTCAATCTGAGTTAGTTTGGCGCGATCTTGTCAAATTCGCGCGCAGATACAGAGACGGAGCTCTCTCGTGGAGGGCCACTGCCGAGAGTTACTCAGGGACTCTCCGGCGACGGTATCTAGAGGCCGCTAGGTCGCTTGAGGAGGATGGTCTGTCGACGCACCAGGACTGGACCATCAGGGCTTTCCTCAAGGCAGAGAAGAACAGGAAGCCAGGCTTTGCCATGAAGCCCAGGCTGATATACCCCAGGTCTCCCCGCTACAACCTGGAGGTGGCTTCCCGTTTGAAACCCTTCGAGCACTGGCTTTGGGGCCGGCTCGTAGGTTCTGCTCTAGGTTTCGACGGCTCGAGACTCGTTGCGAAGGGGTTGAACCAGAGGCAGCGCGCCAACCTGATACGGAAGAAGTTCGCTTCTTTTCGTAGGTGCGTCTGTTTCGAGGCAGATGGCAAGGCGTTTGAGGCCCACGTGGGACCTTCGGCTTTGAAGAAAGAACAAGCTGTCTATGCCGCAGCTTTTCCTGGCGATGCGAGGCTGGGTTTTCTTTTGAAGAAGCAGTTGGAGCTGCGTGGCACAGTTTCTTGTGGGGCAAAGTTTTCTAGGGAAGGGGGCCGGGCTAGTGGTGACTTCAACACGG